AGGTGATAGTTCAACTCTTGCTCGTACTACAGTCATATCAAGTTCTAACAGTGATAGTGCTGTTAACTTTTCTGCAGGAGCTAAGAATGTGTTTTGTACACTACCTGCTAGTAAAGCAACAGTATTAGACGCTAGTGGTAATTTAGCTTTAGCAGGGAATATAGATGTTGATGGTACATCAAATTTAGATGTGGTTGACATTGATGGAGCCGTTGATATGGCTTCTACTTTACAGGTAGATGGGGTCTTAACTACAACAGCTACTCAAGTAGCTACTGGCGGAATTACAAGTGGTTCAAATATAGTTTCAGATACAGACTCTACAGACGACCTTGGTACAACTAGCGTTCGTTGGGCTAACTTATTTGTAGATGGTATTACAGCAACTGACCAGATTACAGCTACAGGATTTACAGGAACACTTGACGGTATTTTAGGAAGCGGTGCAGCAGCAGCGGCAACTACCACTACTCTTGCTTCTTCTACTATTACTGCAAGTGGTATAGTTACAGCTAACGCAAAATTAGATATGAACGGCACTGAGCTTATACTTGATGCTGATGCAGATACTTCAATCACTGCAGATACAGATGACCAAATAGATTTTAGGATTGGTGGTGCTGACAAAATGGAGATGAACGCAACTGCTTTTAGTGGTGGTGCGATATATGAAAACGCTGACGATATTTCGGCTAACTATTCAATCACAGCAGGTAAAAATGCTTTTAGTGTAGGGCCAATAACAATCGCTAGTGGTGTAACCGTAACCGTCCCTAGTGGACAAAGATGGGTGATATTATGACGTGTAAAATAAATGCAGATACCAGTGATGGTTTAAAGATAGTATCAGACACTAGTGGTGCGGTAGATATACAATCCAATGGTGTAACTAAAGTAACTATAGATGCTAATGGAAATGTTAATACTGTAGGACAAGTTTCTACAACAGATAATGGCACAATAGTTACAAGGCAAAATGCTAAACCACTTATCATTAATGGTGATATGGCTGTTGCTCAAAGAGGTACAGTAACAGGTATAACAACTACTGGCACTTACACTTTAGATAGAATACGAGCAGACATTAGAGGTGGCTTTGGTGTACAAGTTGCTCAAAGCACAGATGTACCAAGTGGTTATGGTTTTGGAAATTCTTTGAAATTAGATGTTACAACAGCAGATACAAGTCCAGACGCAAATGGATTATTATTGCTTGGTTATCATTTTGAAGGACAAGATGTGCAATTATTAAAGTATGGCACATCATCTGCCGAAACAGTAACGATTGCTTTTTGGATTAAGTCAAATAAAACAGGCACATTCCAAGTTAATTTAAGAATGGTAGAAGCTTATCACATTGGACAATTAGTAACCATTTCTAGTGCTGATACTTGGGAAAAGAAAGTCATTACTTTTGTAGGTAATACTGCTAATGCTATGGTAAATGATAATAGTGATGAATTACGAATACAGTTTTTCTTTGATGCAGGTTCTAACCATGAGGGAGGTGGAGTGCCTTCTAGTTGGGCGGCAGTAAGTGCAACAAAAGATTATAATGGTTCAATAGATTTAGGTGATAATACAGCAAATGAAGTGTTGATTACAGGGTTACAAATGGAAGTAGGCGAATATACAGCAAGTACCTTACCAGCCTTTCAACATGAATCGTTTGGTGATAGTTTATTAAGGTGTCAAAGATATTATGAAAAATCAAATTCAGCAAGTGAAGCTCCTAATGCTACTGATGGTGCAGTAGGAAGTTGTTGGACATCTTTATCAAATCAAGATTCTACTACATTAGTAATGCCATGTATTCAATGGAAAGTAGAAAAAAGAGTATCGCCTACTATGACTTATTATCATACTGATGGAACTTCTGGTCAGTTAAGTGTTCAAGGTACTGGAAGGTCAGTAACAGCAACTTATGTTGGTGAAACTACATTAGGTAGAATTTATGTTGCTTCTGGTGGTACACACAATGATTATGTAACTTTTATGTTTGAAGCAGCAGCAGAATTATAAAGGAGTTTATTATGATAAGAAATTTTACAAGTGTTAAAAAAGGTGAATACAACGGAGAGTTAGCTTGTTATATTATTGTTGAAAATGGAAAAACTTCTTGCGTACCTTTAAACACAGCAAACACAGACTATCAAGCAGTACTAACATGGGCAGCAGTTGACGGTAACACCATAGCGGAGGCAGACTAATGGCACTAACATTACATGGCACAGTAGCAGATAACACAGTAGTCTTAAGTAGACAAAATACTAAACCGTTAATTATTAACGGTGATATGGCAGTAGCTCAAAGAGGTACGAGTTTAGCAACAGATGAATCTGAAGGTTATATTATAGATAGATTTGCAGTTGGTTCATTTAATGGAAATACAATTACATTTACGCAAGATTCAGATGTTCCTAGTGGTCAAGGTTTTACTAAGTCTATGAAAGCAACTAATACAACAGGAACTGCTGCTTCTGTATTTGAATTTATTTGTCAAAGAATGGAAGGACTAGATACTGCACAATTAGATTTTGGCACTTCTTCTGCAAAACAAATAACATTGTCATTTTTTGTTAAATCTTCTGTTACTGGAACTTATAATGTTGCTCTTAGAAATAATGCAAATGATAGAGGATATGTTGCTGACTATACAATATCTTCTGCTAATACTTGGGAAAAAAAAGTTATTACAATACCAGGTGATACTACAGGAACATGGTTGACTACTAATGGTATTGGTATTAGAACATGGTTTATATTAGGTGCAGGTGCTAGTAGTCAAACATCACCGAATGCTTGGGGAACATCTGGAGATTCAGGTTCAAGTAATTTAACAAATGCTTTTACTACTACAGGTAGTGCTACTTTTTTTCTAACAGGTGTACAAATGGAAGTAGGTAACTTTGATGCTAACAGCATAGCTCCCTTCCAACATGAATCGTTTGCTGATAGCTTATTAAGATGTCAAAGGTATTTGTACGACCCTTTACGAGGAGCAGGTAGTTTTGGAGTTCTTGTTTTAGGTGCTTGTCTTTCAACAACAGTGTGTAGAGCAGTATTATTTGCACCAGTTGAAATGAGAACTAGACCAACGATTGTAACAAGTGGAAATTTTGAAGTAGCAGGTGATAACTTTTCTCCAGATGTTACAGCTAATGCAGTATCAGTAAGAACAGGGACGCAAGCTATGGAGGTTCAATTTGACGTAGGTTCAGGATTAACTAGCGGAGAACCAGCAATGGTTAGGAGAGATAATAATGATACCGCACAATATAGATTGGATGCAGAATTATGACATATAAATTATACAACGATACAGAGTTTGGAAATCTTTCAGGTGTCATACAAACACTTGATAATGGTGTAAAAAAATTTATTCCTATTAATGAGGAAAATGCAGATTATCAAGAATACCTTGTATGGGTAGCAAAAGGTAACACAGCGGAGGAGGCAGACTAATGAGCAGTATTAAATTAAAAGGTAGCACTTCAGGTGACGTAACGATTACTGTACCAGCAGCAGCAGGTACTAATACAATAACAGTACCAGCAGAAACTGGGACTGTAGTTTCGTCTACAAGTATTCATGGCTATACTGGTCAGACATTACTATCTACAACCACATTAAATTCTAATGGTACGAGTGGAACAGTAATAGAATTTCCATTAGGTTATAGCCATTACAAGATAGTTGGTCATGGTTTAGTTGTTGGTACAGATGCTGAAGAAGTAGACATTCAATTTTCAACCTCAAATTTTTCAGCAGATGGTGGTCTAGAATCAAATTTTCGTTATCAACAAATTGAAAACGGAACTAGTGAAGGGCAGTCTGCAACAGATGATGTCTTACGCCTAGCAACTAACATGGGTAATGATGCTACTGATAATTTATTTTTTGAAGTAAATGCGTTTAATCTAACTAATGATAACTCTAAATCGTACGGTGGTTTTGGTTCAACCCACTATGGACATGATGGCAACTTACAAAGTTATAGATATGAGGTTGGTTTTAGAAGTCAAAGCACAGGTGTTTTTAAATTTATGAAAATCTTTGCTAACAGCGGTACACTTACAGGTACTGTTTTAATTTTTGGTATTGGGTAATATATGAGAATTTTACTACCTATTATATTTTTAAGGCTAGGAGATAACTTATGAAAGAAAATGAAAGATGTTTAACTGAAGCTGACATAGATAGAATAGCAGAAAAAGCAGCTGATAGGGCATTAGAAAAAGTTTATGCTGAAGTAGGTAAAAGTGTTTCTAAAAAATTAATGTGGATTATGGGTGTTGTATCTATAAGTTTAATAGTATGGTTATCTAGTTTTGGCGGTATAACTAAATTATGACAGATACAAAAAAAGATAGTAGGCTAAAAAATGCAGGTGTTTGTTGTTATAATAAACCCAAGCGTACCCCCAACCACCCTAAAAAATCTCATATAGTTGTAGCTAAACAAGGCGATAAAATTAAAACTATTAGGTTTGGACAACAAGGAGCTAGTACAGCAGGTAAACCTAAAGCAGGAGAGTCAGCTAAAATGAAAGCAAAACGAAAATCATTTAAAGCTAGACATGCTAAAAATATAGCTAAAGGAAAAATGTCAGCAGCTTATTGGGCTAATAAAGTAAAATGGTAAACAAATAGTGAGAATATAAAATGACATATTTACAAGTAGTAAACAATATTTTAAAAAGATTAAGGGAAAGAACTGTAGCATCTGTAGATGAAACAACATACTCTAAATTAGTAGGGGTGTTAGTTAATGATGCTTTAATAGATGTAGAAAATGCTTGGCATTGGTCAGGGCTTCGTACTACTTTAACAGCTACTACTTCTAATGGTGTATTTAACTATGAATTAAATGGTTCACAAAATAGATTAACAATAATAGATGTTATAAATGATACAGATAATTTTTTCTTAAAACAAAAAAGTTCACATCATTTTAATAATTTCTTTTTAAATAGTACACCCGCAACAGGCTCACCCTATTATTACTCTTTTAATGGTATAAGTGCTGACGGTGATACACAAGTTGATTTATACCCAATACCTGATAAAGCTTATACAATTAATTTTAATGTAATATTAAGAAGTGCAGAAAAAGAAAATAATGCAGATACATTTAGTATACCAACTAAACCTATTGAATTATTAGCTTATGCATTAGCTGTAGAAGAAAGAGGAGAAGATGGCGGAGCTAGTCCAGTAAGTGCATTTGCTAAAGCAAACACTGCATTACAAGATGCTATAGCATTAGATGCAGCTAAACACCCAGAAGAAAGTCTTTGGTATGAAGCATAAATTATAGGAAAATTATATAATGTCAAAACAAATATTAACAGCATCATTAGTAGCCCCAGCATTCTTAGGTTTAAATACTCAAGAGTCTAGTGTAGCTAATGACCCTAGTTTTGCTTTAGAAGCTAATAACTGTATTATAGATGAGTTTGGCAGATTAGGTGCTAGAAAAGGTTGGACATATCGTACTTCTTCCGGAGGCACAAGTACTAATTTAAAAGGTATGCATCCTTTTTTAGATGTAGCTGGTACTAATACTTTAATATCTTGGTCTAGTACTAAATTTTATACAGGACTAAGCACACTAACAGAACGCACCCCTACCACTACTGATACTATTAGTGCTGGTAATTGGAGTAGTGCAACACTAAACGATATAGCATACTTTTTTCAAAGAGGTTATAAACCTTTATATTATACAAATGAAACTACAGCTAATGAGTTTAAATCTGTAGACCAACATTCAGGAATTGCAGGAACACCTCCTACAGCTAATATAGTTATGTCAGCATTTGGTCGTTTATGGGCGGCTGACACTGTAGCTAATAAAACTACAGTTTATTTTACTGATGTTTTAAATGGATATAAATGGACTGGTGGTAGTTCTGGTTCTTTAAATATATCGGGAGTTTTACCTAAAGGTCAAGATGTAATTACTGGTTTAGGTGAAATGAATGGTAACTTAATTATATTTTGTAAAAATCATATTATTATATATGCAGATGGAGATAACTTTGCATCTAGTATTAGTACATCTTCTTTGACTTTAGTTGAAGTTATTTCAGGAGTAGGTTGTATTGCTAGAGATAGTATACAAAATACAGGAAATGATATTGTATTTTTATCGGCTACTGGGTTACGTTCTTTAGGCAGAACAATACAAGAAAAATCACAACCATTAAATGATTTGTCTAAAAATGTAAGAGATACATTTATGGATGTAGTTAACAGAGAAAGTAATTTAGATTTAGTTAAATCTTCTTACTTTCCTGAAGAAGCTTTTTATTTAATTAGTTTACCGGAAGCAGCACAAGTATTTGTATTTGATACTCGTGGTACTTTAGAAGATTCGTCACTAAGAGTAACTACTTGGAATAACTTAAATCATACTGATTATATTTATGACCCTACTAATAAAACTATGTATATGACTCAAGTAAATGGTTTAGCTGAATACAATGGTTATAATGATAATAGCCAAGCATATACTATGTCATACTTTACTAATCATTTTGATTTTAATAAACCTAATATACTTAAATTATTAAAAAAAGCAGCAGTTACAGCTATTGGAAGTTCATCACAATCTTTTACTTTAAAGTGTGGTTTTGATTATACAACTAATTATTTTAGTTTTCCATTTACTTTAAGTCAATCAGCAGTGTCAGAATATAACATAGCTGAGTATGGAAGTAATGCAACAACAGTAGCAGAATATCAATCAGGTGTTTCTTTGGAAAGACTTGATTCTTCCGTAGCAGGTTCAGGCTCAATAGTACAACTTGGTATTGAAACAACCATAGACGGGGCGTTATTAAGCGTTCAAAAATTAGACATTTACACTAAACAGGGTAGGATTATATAATGAGTAATTATTCAAAAACAACAGATTTTGCAGCAAAAGATGCATTAAGTACTGGTAACGCTAATAAAATTGTTAAAGGTACAGAAATTGATGATGAATTTGATGCCATACAAACAGCAGT